GTGATTATACTGATTTCAATATAACACATAGTTTTGATAGTATGGCAGCAGTATTAGATGCGTATGTGTGTGTATATGAAAATTATTTAGATCCAGATCAAATCAAAGCAGCGGAATGGGTTAGAGACGCAATATATAATAGTTATGTTATAGATAAAAATACTGGTAATATTGATTATAAGACAACAGGTACATTATTTTCAGGATGGAGGTTGACAGCATTTATGAACACTGTACTTAACTATATTTATAAAAGAATAATTATGCAGAATAATATTCTTGATTCAATACACAATGGAGATGATTCTTTCATGGGAGTAAAAAAATTAAAAGATGTTCTTGATTTTGAAAGAGGTTGTGTTAAATATAATATAAGTATACAGAGAAATAAATGTTTTTTAAGTGGTATTAATGAATTCTTAAGAGCCAGTAGAAACAATAAAGACATTAGTCAGTATTTAACAAGGAGTATAGCAACTATAGTACATGGTACAATGGAATCGATAGTACCTAATAATTTAATGGCAGTATTCGAAGCTATTAAGGTTAGAATAGATGAATATAAAAGTAGAAAAGGAGATGTTGATTTGGCTAATATAATTAAAAATTATCAGATTAAAAGAATTAAGTATTTGTGGAAAATAGAAGAGTTTGATTATGATATTTTTGAAAAAACACATAGAATGTTTGGGGGATTAAATGATAATATACTAGACATGGAAGATGACACATATAAAGAATATCGAGTGGTAGGTATTTATAGGTCGAAAGATGACACAAGTCAAAAAGTGGCTTCGTTACCTGGAGCCTTTGACTATGCTAAAATTTTGACTAAGTATTTATTTACAGTAGATATGATACCGTATTTAGTACATGTAATTAACAAAGCAGTGTATAGTTTTTCTAAAGACGTAAGATGGACTATACAAGAAATAGAGGAGTGGAAGACTAAAGTGTTCAATAGAACAGTAGCTATGTACAAATACAAATGTTTCCATAATGATGTAGATTATGGAAAAGCTAGAATAGCAAAAATGTTTGGTTTACCTTTAATTGGATTGCAACATTCAATTAAAAGAGTTTATCAATCATTAACACAATATTCAGACATGAAATATTGGGCACATAAACTATTATAGTTTATGTGCTAAAAACGAGGAGATTTACAAACTTACAGCAA